CCCGCTTTTTCTACTCTTATCGGCGGCATGATTGGGTTCCTGTCTGGTATCAAACTCATGCAAAATGAAGATAAATCTAAATCTTGTAAGGACTAACCATGCTTTCACTCATCTCAACACTTGGCGGTTTGCTCATATCAGGCTTACCTAAACTACTAGATTTCTTCCAAAACAAGGCTGACCAGCGCCATGAGTTAGCTCTTGCTCGTGTCCAGATGGAGTTACAACTCCAGATGTTAGCTCAAGGTTACGCCGCTCAACAAAAGATTGAGGAAATTCGTACTGATCAGATTGCAATGGAAACAGACGCGCAGGTGACTGTAGCGGCTTATGACCACGACAAGAAGATCATGGACAACGCCAGCCGCTGGGTGGTGAACTTTGTCGGTACAGTTCGTCCTATGGTTACTTACATCTTTGTGCTAGAACTGTGTGCCATCAATGGCTGGATTGCTTACTACGCCTACAGCAACCCACAGCTTGTCATGAGCATGGAAGACCTGATCCGCTTGTCTGAAATCATCTTTTCCACAGACGAAATGGCAATGCTTGGAGGCATCATTGGTTTCTGGTTTGGTTCTAGAAGCTGGAGCAAAAAATGAAACTGGGCAAGGCTGGCGCTGATTTAATGCACCAGTGGGAGGGGTACAGGACTAAACCGTACCTCTGTCCAGCCCATATTTGGACAATTGGCTATGGTCATGTTTTGTACCAAGATCAAATCCGTTTACCTGTAGTCAGGGTAGAGGGTAAAGATGCACCCATGATCCGCAAAGAGATGCCCTTAAAACAGGAGGACAACCGTGTCTGGACTAAAGAAGAGATCGAGAAACTATTCGCAGATGATGTCAGCCCTACTGAACGCGGTGTTCTACGACTTGCTCCCGCTTTATCTGGTCGTCAAGGGGCTTTCGATGCGTGCGTCAGCTTTGCCTTCAACGCTGGAGTGGGGGCTTTTCAGCGCTCTTCTATTCGGATGAAAATCAACAGGGGTGATTGGGAGGGCGCGGCTGATGCTTTACTGCTGTACTGCATGGCTGGTGGTAAAGTCCTTGTAGGGTTAAAAAAACGCAGAGATGCGGAAAAAGCACTGTTTCTTTCTTGATTCTTGCTCCGCAAAGGGTTCAGGAGTATAATTTTTTCTAGGCGCATGCTGTATCAGCGGCTAATACTATTGGAGTATTTATGAGCTATACCATGACCTACGACAGTCTGCTCGTAGATGTGCGCCGTTATCTTGAGCGTGGATTCACCCAAGAAAGCGACCAGATCGTCTACGACCAACTGCCTCGGTTGATCACATTGGGCGAACGCAGAATTGCGCGAGAGCTTAAAATTATGGGGTTCATCCGAGCGGTGAGTACCCCTTTATCCGTTGGCGTGGCTGTCTATTTAAAGCCTGACAGGTGGCGAGACACCATCAGCATGACTGTCAATGGATCGCCCATCTTTGCTCGAGCATACGAGTATTGCCGCAGTTACTGGCCTAATGAAGCCCAGACCGCCGCCCCTCAGTTTTATGCTGACTATGATTATCAAAACTGGCTGATAACGCCAACACCTTCTACGGTGCAGACTCTTGAGGTTCTGTACTACGAACAACCTGCCCTTTTGGGCGATGACCTACAAACCAACTGGCTTACTGAATACGCACCTGATGTGTTGCTGTATGCAACCTTGCTTGAGGCAACTCCGTTCTTGAAAAAGGACGAGCGCATTCAAACTTGGCAAGCCATGTATGACCGTGCGGCGCAAGCGCTCAATGGCGAAGACTTGAAGCGCATCATGGATCGCACAGCAACTAGGAGTGAAGCGTAATGCCTATCTATACAGATGTCTTTGGTGGAGCAAACATCTACCCAAGCGAAATAAGCTACAGCGCCATAACGCTGACGACTACGGATGTGACGCTAAGTTGGCCCGAGGAAACCTCGACTAACACTAACCTAGCGACCCGCATCATCGATGTGACAGCCACTAATGCTGGCAGGTCAATCTTCTTGCCTGATGCTCAAAAGAGTGGCGTTGGCAACACTATTCTTTTTAACAACCAAGGCGCTCAAACTTTTATAGTTAAGAACGCCGGGGGTACGCAAGTTGCGTCGATTGCCGCTGGGACGGTCTATCAGATTTATTTGACTAGCAACACCACAACAAATGGTTTGTGGGAGTCATTGCAGTTTGGCGCTACGGTATCCGAGGCTAACGCTTCTGCACTGGCTGGCACTGGCATTGTGGCTGTAGGCACATTGCTGTCTCAGTCTGTACCTATTACACAGTTCAACACAAACTACACCGCAGGCGATTCAGACCGCGCCAAAATGTATTTGTGGACTGGTTCAGGGTCAGGAACTTTGACACTGCCTAGCGCGGCTACGGTGGGCAATAACTGGTTCATGTACTTGCGCAACTCAGGTGGTGGTCAAGTTACCCTTACACCCTCTGGTGTCAACACAATTGATGGTTTAGCAACAAAAGCCTACCAGCCTACTGAGTCGTCTGTGATCATCAGCGATGGCACAAACTTCTACACATTAGGGTTTGGTCAGGCTTCTGTTTTTGTGTTTGACTACACAACAATTGCAATAGCTGGTACTGGAACTTACACACTGACAGGGTCAGAGTTAAACCGTATTGTTTACAAGTTTACAGGGTTGCTGACTGGAAACCGCATTGTGGTTGTGCCTTCTACTGTTCAACAGTATTGGATTGACAATGCCACAACAGGTGCTTTCACACTGACTGTTAAGACTTCTGCTGGAACTGGAGTTGGTGTATCCCAAGGTTCACGAGGTATTTATTACTGCGATGGCAGTGATGTGGTTGACGCTGATACAACAACAGCAAGTTTTCCAATCACAATTGCACAAGGCGGCACAGGAGCTACTACAGCTAATGGAGCATTGATTAACCTTGGTGGTACTTCTGTTGGTATTCCTATTTTTACAGCGGCTAACCAACAAGCGGCTTGGACTGCGTTGGGTGTTGCTCCTGCTGGTGTTGTTAATGGTGGGACTTACTGATGCCAGAATCCACGATAGTCCTGAAGTCTCTTGCTGGTATCAAGCGAGATGGTACTAGGTACGATGGTGATTTTTATGTTGACGGACAGTGGGTCAGGTTTCAGCGTGGGTTACCTAGAAAGATTCTAGGGTATCGCTCAATCAATAAATACCTGACAGAGATTTCTCGCGGGTTTAATAGCTTTACTCAGCAGAGCTTACAGTATTGTCATTCAGCAGGCGCATCTACGGTTGAGCGTTTTACGATTGATGCAACTACAAACAGTTCAGTTATCAGCAACCGAACTCCTGTCGCTGTTAGCGCAACTGGAACAGTTACTTTGACTGGTGGTGGGGCTGGATCAGTTAACAGCGTCACAGTTAACGGCGTGACTATTACATCAGGTTCTGTTTCGTTCACAACTGATTTGGCTACAACGGCTACGGCTGTTGCGGCAAACATTACAGCTTTTACTTCTTCGCCAAATTACAGCGCTGTTGCTGTTGGCGCGGTAATTACCATTACAGCCTCAACTGCTGGGCAAGCTACTAACGGTTTTGTTGTTGTGGCTAACACGACAACGATCACAACCACAGTAACTAACATGGCTGGTGGCGCGAATGCTTTGGTTAGTTCTCCCTACAACCAATGGATGTTCCAGACATCGTATGACGCATCAACCACATACAACTCCATCATTGCGCATGTAGCGCCTAATTTGCAGTGCGTATGTAACGACACTGGTGGTCAGATTTTCTATGGTGATGTGCTTGGAACCGCACCCTTAGTTGAGATTCCATTGCCAGCAGGTGCTAACACCACTGGTGGCATTGTGATGCTGTTTCCCTATTTGTTTTACTACGGTACTGCTGGTATTGTGGGCTGGTCTGTTGGTGGTGACTTTACTGATCTAAGTGGCTCAGGCTCAGGCATAGCTCGTGTATGGGGTCAAAAGATTGTCAAGGGCATGCCACTGCGTGCAGGCTCAGGATCAGCGCCAGCAGGACTGTTCTGGGCTTATGACGCTGTAATCCGTGCGACCTTTACAGGTGGTGCAACCGTATTCCAGTTTGACACCATTGCCACGGACACTTCTATCATGTCGCCTGACTGCGTGGTGGACTACGATGGCGTGTTCTTTTGGTGTGGTGTTGACCGCTTCTTAATGTTCAATGGCGTGGTGCGTGAAGTGCCTAATGCAATGAACTTGAACTACTTCTTTGACAATGTAAACCCAGCCCATCGCGCTAAAGTGTTTGCATTTAAAGTGCCTCACTTTGGCGAAATCTGGTGGTGCTATCCAAGGGGTGAAGCAACTGAATGCACACATGCCATTATTTACAATGTGCGCGAGAACTCTTGGTATGACACAGAACTGCCTGCATCTGGTCGCGCATCTGGTGGCTACAACAATGGCTTTGCCGCACCTTTGCTGACAGACTGTATTCCTACAACAAGTGGCTATCGTGTGTGGATTCATGAGCAAGGCGTTGATGCTGTTGAGGGTCAATCAACATTACCAATTCAATCCTACTTTGAAACAGCAGACTTGTCCTCACTGCCACAGGGTAAGAACGAGTATCTGCGGATCACAGAGATTGAGCCTGACTTTATCCAGAATGGCCCCATGACCGTGCAAGTCACAGGTCGTGCTAATGCTCGAGCGCCTGAAGTCTATAGTAGCGTGTTTTCATTCCCTGAGACAGCTTCTGAGCCTTACCAACAGATTGTGATGCTCAAAGAACAGCGCCGTGAGTTGCGTGTGCGCTTTGAGTCTAATGCTGTGGGTGGAAATTATCAGATGGGTCAGATCATTGGACACATTGATTCTGGCGACAGGACGGTGCTTGGATGACCACAATTACTCGCCCTTCTTACATGACGCTCCATGACTGGGCTGACCAGATTGCGCTCGATTTGGACAGCTATGGGGCGCTTAGTCGTCTTGATGGTGACGACTGGCAGAACTGGGCTATGCAGTTTTTAAACAATACATCGCTAGGCAGAAACTTTCCTTTGCCTTACGATTTTGATGATTGGCGTGACTGGGCTGAGCGGTTTGCTCAATCGCTGTCTTAATTGGAGTTACAAATGGATAAGCAACAGATTCTTGAAATTGCAAAACGCGACCCACGGTTTTCTAGGGCGATTCTTACGCTTGAAAATCAAATTGGGGACATGCCCATCACAAGCAAACAGCTTGATGAGTTGGTGCAGTTGCTTGAGTTTGCACTGAACAACCCTGATAAGTATCCTGAGATTGTTGCATCCGCAGTTAAAGATGACATGCTTGAAGAGGGCGATTTGCCTGAGCAGTTTGACCCTGTAGTGATCATCTCCTTGCTTGTTTTGTTGTATGGCATGCAAGAGCGCTTGAAGCAAAAGGGATACGCAAGGGGTGGTTTGGCGGCAATGGGCAGGCATGGCGACACGATGCTGGCGCACATCAACCCACGCGAGGCAGAGATGCTTCAGCGCATGGGTGGCTCAGGTACGATTAACCCACAAACGGGCTATCCTGAATACTTCAGCTTGAAGAAGTTCTTGGCGGTGGCGTTGCCAATTGCTATAGGCTTTTTTGCCCCAACGCTTGGTGCTTCTATTGGCGCATCTATGGGTTTTTCAGGTACTGCCGCGACTATGGCAGGCAGTGCAGTCATCGGTGGTACAACTGCCGCCTTGACTGGTGGCGATCCCCTCAAAGGCGCTTTGTTAGGCGGTCTTGGCGCTGGCGCTGGCGATTACTTTGGTTCTGCCGCAAATAAAGCCTTTGATATGGGCTTAGGCACAGCAGGTCAAAATGTTCTTGGTAGCTCTTTGGTTGGTGGCGTAGCTGGCGCGGCATCAGGTCAAGGCTTTTTAAAAGGTGCGGCTACAGGAGCTTTAGGTGCTTATGCTGGTCAACAAGCTGGTGACCTTACTGGTAACGCTTCAATAGGCGCTGGTGGTAAACAATTTGGCAACATGCTTGCCGCTGGCTATGACCCTAAATCAGCCGTTATTGGTGGTGGTTTAGCAGGCTTGGCAACTGCCATGTCTGAGCCAGCAAATTCAAGACTTGGTTTAAAACCATCTAATGCCGTAGTAGATGGATTAAAAATGCCCAAAACTGGTGGTTACGGATTAGATACCGTGACACCAGCCAGTTTTGGAACAACTAACTTTTTAACTGGCGATGTTGGTTACACAGGGCCAGAATCATTTGAAGTTGGAAAAAATGTTGATTATTCTTTAGGAAGACCAACTCCACAAGGATATGGCGCAGAAACACTTGGTAGTGGAATAACCGCTAACAACCAACTTGGTAGCGGAATAAACTCTAGCAATCAATCTGCGCTAAGCCAGCTTAAAACAAGTGGATCAACTGGAGGCTCTAGCCCATTCACAATGAAGAACGCCTTAATTGGTGCTACTTTGTTAGGTAGTTTGGGTAGTGCTCCTCCTGAAGTTAAACAGGCTGTCAGCACCATGTCGCCTAAACAACAAGAATATTTTAGTCGTCCAATGTTCCAGTGGGATTGGACTCGAATGCAGAAAGACGCAAACACTGCTGGCTTAGGTTTGAGTCAATATATGGCGCAAGCATGGCCCCAAATCACTGGCGGTGCTTATAATATACCTGTCCAGCGTCCTGCGGGTTTAGCACGAGGAGGAGCGCTTTCACAGATTGCGTACATGGCTCGTGGATCAGGCTCAGGTCGAGATGACACCATTGATGCCAAACTCTCTGATGGTGAATATGTAATGGATGCTGAAACAGTTGCACTTCTAGGGGATGGCTCCACAAAGGCTGGAGCCGAGCGCCTTGACGCTATGCGTAGCCAATTACGCAGACAAAAGGGTCGTGAGCTTGCCAAAGGCAAATTCAGCCCTAATGCTAAATCACCTCTTGCATACCTGAAGGGAGCCATGTAATGGGCAGTCTATTTCAAGGAACGCCTCAAACGGCTTTTTCCTCAACTAAAAGTACAACGGAAACGCCTGAATGGATGCAGAAGGCGATTTACGACCAAGTTGGTTGGGCTACCAATGTAGCTAACACACCCTATCAGCCTTACAGTTTGCCAACTGTGGCTGAGTTGTCGCCACTCCAGCAACAAGCCTACAAGCAGGTACAAGACCAGCAAGGCGCGTGGAAGGGTGACATGAACTATGCCTCTTCAGGCATGAAAGACTTTTCCACAAAGGGAACTGCTGATGCTTTGAGGACTGCACAAAACCAGTATTTGCGTCAAGGGTTGGTTGATCAGAACTTAAACGCAGGTCAAGGCTACTTTAATCAAGCAGGCAAAATGGATGCAATCGGCGCGGCAAGCCCATTGTTAAATCGTGCCGCATCGATGGATATTGTTGGCGCGGCTCAGCCCTACCTGTCTCAAGCTGGTCGGCAAGACATCATGGGTGCGGCTAGTCCGTACATGCAACAATCTAGCCAAACAACTGCACAAGCATTGTCAGACAGGGCTTTAAGCGCCGCTAACCCTTACCTGACTGCCGCCGCTCAAAGCGCCGCTTCAGGCATTGGTCAATACACTAGCCCTTATCAGCAAAGCGTCATGGATGTCATTGCTAAACAAGGTGCTCGTAACTTGAGCGAAAACCTGTTACCTGCTGTGTCTGATCAGTTTATTAAAGCAGGTCAGTTTGGTGGCACTCGTATGGGTGAGTTTGGCTCACGCGCATTGCGTGACACACAAGAGGCTGTTCTTAACCAGCAAGCTCAAGCGGCTCAACAAGGTTACGGTCAGGCTTTGTCAGCATCACAGGCAGACCTTGCACGCCAAGCTCAATTGGCTGGCACTGTGGGCAGTATCTCTGGCGCGGACTTGTCTCGTGTTCTACAGGGCGCTGGTCAATACCAGAACCTTGCGCAGACTGCTGGTTCATTGACTGGTCAACAGCAACAGAACTTGACAAACCTTGGTCAGACTTCTGGTCAACTGACTGCTCAGCAGATGCAGAATTTAGCAAACATTGGTCAGACAACTGGTCAATTGACAAGTCAACAAATGCAAAACTTGGCTAATTTGGGTCAGGCTCAAACAACTGCTGGACAGGCTCAACAACAGTTTGGATTGTCTGCGGCTCAAGCGGCTCAAGCGGCTCAGGCTCAGGACTATCAGCGTCAGATGTCTGCGTTGCAAAATGTGGCTGGTATGGCTCAGCAAGCTCAAGGCATGGGTTACGCAGATACTGCGGCTCTGGAAGCGGCTGGTGCGGCTCAGCAAGGTCAGATGCAACGACAGTTGACTGCGGCAGAACAGCAGTACATCAATCAGCAAAACTACCCTAAACAACAGCTTGACTTCTTGAGCACGCAGATTCGTGGCATGGCTCCGATCACGCCACAAGTGACCACTAATACTGGCACTACAACAGGCGCAACATATTCGCCATCAGCGTTGCAACAACTAGCAACAGGCTTGTACACATACAAGGGCTTGAATGCTCTTGGCGGTTAATTAAGGAAGCATCATGGGATTTGAACTTGATCGATTGATGAAGCAGTTTGGGGTGGCGACTCCGAGTTTGAATTACTCGGGGACGGGTGTGCCCATAGACCCCGGTGTCCGACCCGTAGCCACTGATGCTTTAAAGGGCGACGACCTTGCCGCCTCACAAGCCAGATACGACAACTTGCTGTCCAAGTACAACATCGACAAAGCCAACTATCCTGCTGACCAAGCCTTGTATAACACCTACAAGACTGAGTATCAGAACCGCATGCTTGGCACACCTCAGTACATGATGGCTCAATTCCAAACAGGTAATGAGCCTAAGTCTGCTGGATTGCAATTTGCAACTCGTCCTGATGTCAATGTTGCGACTGGCTCTGGCATGGGTTTAAAGCAATACAACACAAACATTCAAGACTACGCAACTAAAAACCCAACAGCTAACACAGCCGCAATCAATGCGTATGCGGACAAATACGGCATCAGCGCTCAAGACATCTACAACGCGACTAACAACCGTTGGGGCAACACTTTACAGGTTCCTAAGTATGGAACATTGTCGCCAACAGTGACTACGCCAATAGTCACAACCCCAGTAACATCTATTGTTGGTGGTGGTGGCAACGACAGCGTTGTTACTTCTATTGTTGGTGGAACTGGCAACGACACAATTATTGGTGGCGGCGGTTTAGTTTGCGGCGTAGGCATGACGCTTAGTGCTGATGGAAAATCATGCGTTCCCATTACTACTGTAGATACTACTGTTGGCGCTACTGGCAACGACACGATTGTTGCTGGTACTGGTAATGATGTCATTTCTGATGACGGTACTACTGACAGCATCCTAGCTACTATTGCTACACTAAACGGCGGCACTGGTAACGATGTTATTACTACTGATGTAGCCGCTGATGACGGTACAACAGATAGCATTTTAGAAACTATTGCAGGTCTTAATGGTGGTGACGGTGGCGCTCAAGATGACGGTACAACCCTTGGAATTTTGCAAACCATTGCAGATTTAAACAAAGATAAAAAAGATGTCAGCGTTTTAGAAGCCGCTGGTGACGACACTATTTTTGGTGGTGGTGGAAATGATACTACGCTAGTAAACAACGACACTTTAGTTGCCGCTGATGATGGAACAACTGGTGGTATTCAAGACGCTATCAACGAATTAAATGACAAGTACGAAGTGCAAGATTGGGAAAACCTAGACAACTCTGGCAACAGCGTTGGAACAATGGCTGGCGATTTCTCATTAAACAGCGACAAAAACACTTACCTTGGCAATGACGGATTTAATCTAGACGGAAGTTACGATTTCCGTGGTAGTGACTATGATTCATTTGGTGGGTTTGGTGGTGGCATGGGCGGTGGCGGCAAATACTTTGACGACATGGGCAACGCAACTATGGCTATGGCAAAAGGTGGCGCTGTAAAAACTCACTTCCAAACTGGCGGCGCTAACCAGCCTAGCGACATTGATCAGATGGCAGAAAATTATGGTGTTGGGCCACAGCCTGACATCATGAGCTACCAAGGCTCTAAGCTGTTCCCAATGCAAGGGCAGGCTCCTGCACCCGTTTCTAACCAAATGACTAGACGCGATGCTTACCCACCGACACCTCAATCGCCGATGGACGCTCGTTCTGCTCAGTTGGACGCACTGCTCCAACGATATGCAGGTGATTCGCCTGACTACCGTTCTGAACTTGAAGAAGCGCGTACACGCTCCGATAAAGAGTCAATGGCGTTTCAAAAAATGATTCAAGACGCTATGAAGGGTTCTGCTGATGCGGCTCCTTCAAAGGCAGAGATGTATTTCCGCTTAGCTTCAGCGTTTGGATCGCCCACCAAGACTGGTCATTTTGCTGAGTCACTTGGCAATGTGAACAAAGAACTTGCGGCTTACAGCAAGGAAGAGCGCGATGCTAAGAAAGCTCAGCGTGCACTTCAGTTGCAGATGGGTCTTGAAGGACAGAAAATGCGTGTGGCATCTGCTAAAGATGAACTTACAACATTGCGCACTTTGGCGGCTGAAGGCATGAAAGACAAGCGTGCTATTACGACTGAGATCATTAAAGACTTTATCAAGTCTGGTGAGCCAGAGTCTGCGGCGGGTAAGCAGGCAAAGGACGAGGGCTTGAAAGTTGGAACTCCTGAGTTCAAAGCCCGTGTCAACGAGATTGCCCAGACTAGCGTCGACGCTAAGTTAGCCCAAGTCACAGCGACATTGGCAGGCATGAGTGTCCAACAAGCTAATGCATCTTTGGCGCTCCAAAAGTTCCAAAACCAACAGGAACAGCAAACAAAGTTGACTCCAGCAGAAGTTGCGTTGAAGACTCAGACTGAAGACATGCTTGGTAGTACAACACAAGCTATGGAAGACCTCAAGCGTGCTTATGCGTTGAACCCAAATACATTTGATACTTCATTGCCAGACATTGCACAGCGCAAACTTCTTGAGGCGGCAGGTTCTAAAGACCCTAAGTTAGCAAATACTCGTGAGCAAGCTAACTTGCTGGACAGGGGAGCGTTGGCGCAGTTGAAGGCCACCTTCCCCGGGGCGATCTCCGATGCCGAAACCCGCGCCCTCAGAGAGCTTCAAGGTCTTGGCGCTAAGAGCGTCGAAGAGCGTGCTCGAATTATGAAAAATGGTTACCGTGCTTTGAAATCCATTGACGAGCGTAGCAAGCGCCGCCTCGATGAGATCAAGCGCGGTGTATACAGAGACACAACTTCTAGCGCAACTCCTACACCAGAAGGACTTGAATAATGGCTGACTTAACGCTTTCGGATTTGGTGCTTGGTAAGAAGCCACCTGCTAACCGCAAGGTTGGTGATGTTCGTGCTCTGCTTGGTCAAGGACTAGGCATGGGTTGGGGTGATGAGGGCGAGGCTTGGCTCCGCTCTAAACTTGGGAGTAAGAGTTATGAAGACAATCTGGCAAAAATTCGTGACGAGTATGCGCAATATTCTGCTGAAAATCCGTATGCGGCTGGGTCGCTAGAGTTTGCGGGTGGGATGTTGCCTGCGGTGGGGATGATGTTGACCCCCGGGGGTCAGCCCGCCGCCCTCGCCCAAACTGGACGCGCCTCTGCTGGCTTCCTTTCACGCCTTGCTCAAAGCCCCATGGCTCGTAGCATCGCCGCTGGTGGCACAACTGGTGCTGTCGCTGGCGCTGGCACAGCCACTGAGGGTGAGCGTGGCTCTGGTGCTGGTACAGGCGCTCTAATGGGCACTACTTTAGGCGCGGCTATCCCTATTGGTATGCGCACTGCTGGAAGTGGCTACAACTGGCTTAAAGAGCGCTTGATGCCTACTCCGCAAGGCATTCAAGATCGCGCCTCAGCAAAGATGCTAGACACCTTGAAGCAGGCTCAGTTAACACCACAGCAGATCGAAGCTGTGATGCGTAAAGACGCAAGCATGCGTGTGCCTTCGACAATAGCTAATGTAGACCCAGCGATGGTGGACTTGGCTGAAGCGGTGGCACAGCGAGTTGGCAGTGGTCGTCAGGTAATTGCTAAGACGCTTGGTGAGCAGAAGGCTGGCATTCGTGATCGGACTTATGGGCAGGTGAAGCAGGGGCTGAAGCCGGGCGAGTTCTACGCCGACGAAGACCGCCTTGTCAAAGAACTCCGCGACTTTGCTGGCACAGCCTACGACGATGCCTACAATGTTGGCAGTGTCAACGATCCTAAGATCATGACCATCCTCGAGCAACCCGAAGTCAAGTCAGTCTATGACCTTGCCAGACAGATTGCTAGTGGTGAGGCAAACCTTGCCAAAGTTCGTGGTCAAGACCCAAGCAAATTTAAGCTCGAGCCTCTGTACATTGCTGACGCAGAAGGAAACATCAAAGTCTCCTCAATCCCTGATGTGCGCACCCTTGACTACATGAAACGCGCCATGGACGCTATAATCAAGTCTGGTTATAGCTCCACAGATGCGACTGTCAAAACTCAAGCTGGCACGCTCAAAGGCATGCGCAATGAGTTGCGTGACCGCCTAAAAACCGTAGTTCCTGAGTACGACACAGCGCTGACCAAGTACGCTGGCGACATGGAAGTCATCGATGCCATGAGAGCTGGTATGGATAAATTCCGTGGCATGGATCACGAAGAAGTTGCCAAGCTCGTTAAGGGTATGTCTCCATCTGAAAAAGAAGCGTTCCGCACTGGTGTGGCTCGTGACATCTATGGACAGATTATGGGGCCAGCCTCCGTGCGTAACTCAGCGCAAAATGTCATTGGTTCTCCTGAGATGCAACAAAAGCTCATGCCTTTGTTTGACGATCCTGCACACTTTAAGTTGTTTAAAGCGGCGCTTGAGCGTGAGTCTCAATTGTTTAACCAAGCTAACAGCATCTTGGCTAACTCGAGCACCGCTCGTCGCACTCAGATGAACCAAGCGCTTGAGGGTGATAACTCTATGGGTGAAGCTATTGGAAACGCCATCACAGGTGGTTTCTGGTCATCCCTAACTGGTCTAGCGGCTAAAGCGGCTAAGAGCACCACCATGACTCAGGATACGGCTGACAAACTAGCTGGCATGCTGATGTCTAATAATCCTGCTGAAGTTGCCGCAACTGTCAAGGTTTTGGAAGACTACGCCAAGAGAGCCGCTCCTCGTGAGGCAAGGGCAACCAAAGCTGAGATTGGCACGACCATGGGCACAGCAAGCGCTATTTTCCCATCGCCAGCACCAAAAGAAACAGCCCCTGATATTGCAACTGATATTGGAACAATACCCGTAACTAGCAGTGGTGCTCCTGACATTGAAGCTGACATTGAGGCAGAATTAGCTAAAATGAAATAACACTTTTGCAGAGTGCCATTTAGCCCTGTTCACTCAGGGCTTTTTTTTGGTGGGGGTACTAACTGCTCGTCCGCAAGCTAAGAAAAGCCTTTGCACAGCGTTCCCCCCGTTGATCAGAACGGGATGTCATCTCCATCATCGCGTGGCAAACCTTGGTACGGCTCTTTTGGTTTTTGCTCAAACACTTGGAACCAGCCATCGTAATCTTTGGAGTCAGGGCGTGAATCCATTTTGATTTTAATTTTACCACTGTCCTCAATAAACAGTGTGCCATGGCTTGACCAGTAGGTTTTCTTTTCGCCTTTTACTTCGTATTCACGAGCCGCGAATTTGATATCGTATTTTTTAGACATTATTTGCTTTCAATAATTGATTGGATTTTTGCTACTTTTTCAGCAACTTCGCCGAGGAACTTGGTGACTTCAGCTTCCATCTCTTCAATGAACGCCTCATCTCGTGCCACTCTTTTTATAAACATTTGCGCCTTAGCTGGCATGCGTGGATCGAACACCACATAATCACACCACTGACGACCCGTGCAAGCCATCTGGAACTGCATCTGGGTGTTGTACTTGGATGCCACAACACCTGTGAGCAACACATCGATCATGGTGGCTGTGTTAGGGCACTTGATCTCTATGAGTCCATCATCCCCCACCAAGCCATCAGGAGAGGCTCCAGCCATCTCAATTGTTGGATGGGATACAAACCCACACTCCTCGACCATAGCGCCCTGTGTGGCTTCGTATTCAGCGCGGGCATAGGGTTCCTGATCCGTACCCCACTGCATGGCGGCGTTGGTAAAAGACTCAGCCTGTGAGTTGGAGATGCGCTCCACCACAAGTTGAGCCATGTAGTTCTCACGAGTTGCTGAGTAACCTGTCTTGGTTTTAGCCATCAGGTCAGCGACACGAGAGGCAGTCACCTTGCCTAAGCGCAGGGCAAACCATTCGTTTGAGCGTTGTTCGACTTCAATCATTTCGGGCTTTCATCATCTCGTTTGCTTGGTCATATGCTTTGGCGGCAATGTTCTCTTGGTCTGCTTCTGTACCACTTGCTAGGTCACCGACCATGGCAAAGATGGCAAAGAAGTCACGCAAGGTCATTTGATCAAGGTGGATAGGTTTTTCTTTTTTCATTTGGCACTTTCTTTTTTGGCTTTTTCAACACGGGCTTTCTTTGCGGCAATCACTTTGGCTTGCCAGCCTTGGTCACCCTTGCAGGCTTCGTAGGCTTGTGAGTAGGCTTTCTGCAACTCTTCTGAGTTAGCGCTGGCGCTGATGGCGGCAAGGTGGTCAGCCATTACGCCTTCAGGAATCTTGGACTCTGTCTTACGGGATGCGGCATTGCCATCGTCGTCCTCTGGAGCGATACCACAAGCCGCCATGAGCGAACCCCTACGGGCATAGGTTAAGGCGCTCATGTAGCCCTGTGGGTCGTTCTTGGCGGCAGGGAAGTACAGACGACCACAGCTAAGGGACTCGCCTGACTCGTGTAGGAACATTGTCTCTACGATCACGCCATCAGGATGGTCATGGGTTTGTTGGATCAGGGAGATGCCATTGTCGTTAAGGCTGTCCATGACTGCTTCTACGCAGGCGGCAAGGTCAGCGTACTTGGAGCGGAAGTGTGGGTTGACAGAGCTTTTGAGGGCAGGGCCAAACGCCTTCTGTGCTTTGACTAAAGCGGTTGCTATGTTTTTCATTTTTGAGCTTTCATAATTTGCAGGTTGAGGACTTTGACTTGTTCTTGGTTAATTTCTAACTGGTAGCAAAGGTCACGGATCGTGCCTTGGAGCATGCCTACTTGGTAGGCTAAGCGGTCACGCGCATCTGCGTCTTGGTAGGTCTTGGAGGCTTGCAAAGCAACTTGGCTGATGATCTGGTCGGCGTTCATTCTTCTTCCTTTAAATAAACTGTTAGGCGCTTGATTCGGTCTGAGTGGTAGTCACACATACGCTTTGCATATTCCTGAGCGCTAAGAGCCACTAACAGCTTGCGATGTGCCATTTCAAGCTCATTAACCGCTAAGTCTTTTGCAGAAGGTAAGCGGAAATATTCTTTGAGTTTGTCAATCATGCTTTGCTCCATTCTTTAGCTCGTTCATACAAATTTTCTAAGACTAAACAATAGTAGTCAGCCATTGAATCGTTTTGTGCTTTTACATATGCATCAAACTTTTTTTCAACATAACTAAACGCATGAGTTGGGCCATGCTCAATAAGCATTTCTTTAGCAAAGTCATTGATTGGTTTTAAATTTTTCATGATGTGTCCTTAGTGGGGGCCGAAGCCCCCTGTTGGTTTAGCCGATGAGGAATTTCACATCAGCCACATCAAGGGCGTTTGCCAGACGACCGTTAGCGTTGATGCTGTACTCGATTTGAGCAATGGTAGGGGTCATGAGCATTGTGTAGTCAATGCCAGAGATGCACTGGTTTGTGCCCTCGTACCATGTATAAGTTACATGGTTGCCATCGATGCTCTCGACGGTGTAGACCTGAGTCTCTAGTCTGTCAGTAGCGACGACCAGCAATCCTGCACGGATGTTTTGTTTTTTGATTTTGGCGTTTGCCATCTTAGTTTCCTTGAAAAGACCGCTTGCAAAATGCTACGGCATGGGAGTGATTGTATAGCAATCTAAACAGTTACAACAGGTTTTTACAATTATTTTCTAGGTGCTTACCCTAATAGGGGGCTTTCGCCCCCCTCGGGTTAGACAGAAGCCATCTTTCTCCAAGACTGAGAACCCATCCAGCCCTTGAAGAACTTGTCGCCACGCTGGAGCTTGTAGTACACCCGAGCGCCTTGGACTAATGTGCATGTGTATGTCGCGCCATCTAATGTCTTTTGGTCGCTAGGCATGATGAACGCAGGAGCTTCTTTTTTAGCAACTTCGACCAATGCTTTGCCATGGTACTTGTCAGCCACCTGAACCATCATGTCGGCAAAGGATGTGCCCATCTCTGCGGTTCTGCGATAGTTCCACTCAAGGGCACGGATAGCATCGCGTTGCTCATACGCTGTAGCTTCAGCAAATGGAATGAACTCCATAGCTTTTTTGGAGTGTGGGTGGCGTGTGATTGTTGTAGGCTTGATTTCACCAGAAGCCACAAGGTCAGCCTTTGCAATCATCTCAATGACTTGCTCACGAACTGAAGCGATGAGCGTGTCAGTTTGCTCACGGCTCACTTGGATAGGTGCAAAGTGCTTACCTGCACATACGCCTTTGAACCAGCCGCTCTCGACTGTGTAGCCATGCTTTGCCATCCTGCCATCTACAACGGCGTGCTCACGACCACAGCACTGGCAGTTACCACGGATTTGAATTGCTTTCATGATGTTTCCCTTTTAAAAGACCCTATGCAAAATTGCTGGGGCATGGGTGCATTGTATAGCAAACTAAACACATGCAACAGTTTTTTTATTAGGACTTTCCCTAATGTTGTTTCAATGCAACGCGCAGTTTTTTGACTTGGTTATCACTAAGAGTTCCCCAATAAGTTAACTCGTGATACATGTTCAGAATAAACTGGTCGTCTCCGTTGTAGGCTTCTAGATCGTTGATCAAGTCAGCGTGCTGGTCTTGCCATTGCTCAACATCGACAGAGTAGTTATTGGTTGGGGTTTGTGCAATTTTCATTCTGGAAACGCCTTGTCAACGAGCGCTTTGATTTTTTGATTGCGCTCATAGTTTATAAATGCTTGCTTAACAAACGGTGCAACAAACCACATGGATTTATTTTTGCGTGCCATCATTGCCAAAGTGCGGTGGCGGTTAGTTCTGACTTTCATGTTCTCTCCTGAATATCGTAAAACCAGTCGTCGCCTGCTGACCACTTGCGACTACCATCTACTGTCCACAAAGACTTAGCCGCTTGAAAATCTACCTTCTTTGTCTCGGCTGGTGTCAAGCTCTGGTCGTACCACAAGCACCTGTTGTTTGGCTGGCATGCAAACTGACCATTGTCTAAAGCAATCCAGTTAAAGCTCTTGTGCTCTTCAGCTTGCTCTGTAAACCCAGTGTCGACTTCCATGCCATCAGCACAAAAATCCACAGTGAACATGTACTTTCCAAAGTGCCATTCTTTGTCTTTGCCAAGAAACTTCACGCCTAAGTTACGCAGGCCAATCTTTTCAACGATTGTGAATTGGTAACCCATGCAGTCCCACAGTTGCAGGGTGTCAATTGGCAGGTCACCAGCTTCTGTGTGCCACACATAGGCATGGATAGGTAGCTTGTCGTACAGAGCGCCATACGCAGGCAACAGGGACTCAATCCTAAACACCTGACCACGCAGGGCTTTAAGGCTTACCCAGACCGCTGGCTCCAACTCGCCATGCCCTTTTTGAAAGTTGTACAAAAACTCCTTGCGCACAAAACATTTGATAGGTGGCAATGATGCAATGATGTAGCTCATTTATTTTTTTCCAGTAAAGCAGTTTGTATTTTGTTAGCCCACTCCAAGACCTTGATCAAGTTCCAGTTGGAGCTACTTGCATCAATGCCCAAGGCGGCTTGAATCTCTTCGTCAGTCAAGGGAATCAATTCAACGGTTTCATTGTTTGTCATTTGTTTATCCTTTTAAACTTTTGTAGCCATCTAGTGTCACTGTCCATACGACAGCGTCTTTGCGTTGGTTGGTTTTCCTGCGGTCGCCAGTGTCAGCAACAAAGCCACGATCCATCAAGGTGACCCTGCATGGGCGGTATGAGTTGCCTTGCATGCCCATGATGTTTTGGGCTTCCTCATCTGTAAGACCACTAGGGTATTTGGTCAGGTTGACCAGCACATCACGGGTCATGGTTCCAAACTTAGGCGCTATGCTAAGTGCGGCAGATGTGCTTGTGTCACTATGGGATTGGTGAGGGGGAAGGGTTCCCTTCTTGCCCTGCATGTCAGTTTGTATCAAGGCTATGCAAACATTGATGCTGTCTTGCACCCACATGTCATTGCACCTGATAGACTTGAGTTCAGCTAACACGCGAGACATTGTTTTCTTACTCATGTTGGCTCCTTTTAGTTAAGAATTAAACGGCCTGTCAAGCCCATAGACTTCAAAACGGTAATTGCGTTTTGGATCGCTTCTTTGCGTGAATGCCCAAAAAACACTGGCGGTACATTTGTGTTAGGCAAAGCGCAGTCAAATTCAACTACCCAAGCTGGTGGCACGGTAGCGCGAATGCGTGGGTTGTATTGCTCTTCTTGAAAGTAGCAGTCTGCTTTAAAAAGTTGTGTCATTTGATTTCCTTTTAAGACCCCTTGCAAAACGCTAGGGCATGTCGTGATTGTATAGCTATCTAAACACTATTTGCTAGGTGTTTTCCCTAATTAAATAAAATAAATATGTTTAGCTATCTGTACTAGAATGCGGCATGACTAAAGAAAAAGCAATCATGTTGGCAGGCTCACTAAGTGAGCTTGCACGCATCTTGTCCATCACTCGAGGGGCTGTCTGCCAATGGAAGCAGATACCCGAGGGTAGGGTGTGGCAGTTAAGGGTGTTGCGTCCTGATTGGTTTTAGAATAATATGGAACCCAGCTAGGTCGGGAGTTGCTACCCGACCGAAAAGAGTTAACCCTTCTCCTGCTGGCAATTCCTTCAAAGGGTGGTTTAAAAAGCGGAAAATTTATGCACTATTACCAGTTCAGCATAGGCGACTATCGAGCCGCCACTGCGCATTTGTCTAACGAAGAAGACTTGGCTTACCGCCGACTCTTGGACATGTACTACGACACCGAAGCTAAAATCCCAACGGATACCCAGTGGGTTGCCAGACGAATCCGCATGGATGCCGTGGTGGTTTTATCTGTGTTGAATGACATGTTTGAACAGCATGAGGATGGATGGTTTCATGCTCGTTGCCATGAAGTCATTGACCAATATCACGCGATGGCTGAGAAAAACAGAGCCAATGGTCGCCTTGGTGGAAGGAAAAAGAACCCAGTGGGTAACCCAGTGGTAACCGACTCGGAACCCATCGCTAAGGCAACTATAAACCAAGAACTATTAACTAATAAACCAATAGATAAGAACAAGCGCGGCTCACGCCTCGCTCAAGATTTTTGTTTGACAAAGGAATGGATCGAGTTTTGTGTCAGCCAAAGACCAGACCTTCATCCTGCACAAACCTTTGATCAGTTCAAAGATTACTGGACTGCCCAAGCTGGTCAGAAGGGTGTGAAGCTCGACTGGGATGCAACATGGCGTAACTGGGTTAGAAGCACCCACGCACCCAAGCGTAACCCTGCTGACATTGTCAGGTTCACAGTTCCGTCTAAGAATGAGCCTGACCCAGCGCTGGAGAAAATTAAGGCTGATGAAAAAACAACTAGGCCACCAAACCTTGCTGAGCTTGAAAGAATGGCTCAATTAAGGAAAAAGGCATGACCCACCATGAAGCAACAGCAATCCTTGATCGAGCCAGAGAAGGTCAACAATTTAGCTCGTTTGTCATCCTCAGAGCGCTTGAGCTTACGGGAGACTATGAGGGAGATGGAAGCCAAAGAATGGATCAAGCGGTTCCAGTCAAAGCATCAGACACAGGGGCTAGGCAACGCCAAAGTCTGGTGGGAGGAAACCCTTGATGACATCGCAAAGAAGCGTGGCAAGCCTGCTGTTGAAGACTTACGCCAAAGAATGAACAGGATAAAGAATGAGGTACGCCGCCCGTGTTGACGCAAACCAAGACCAAATTGTCAGTGCTCTTCGTGCCGCTGGCGCAGTGGTGTGGATTATTGGCTTACCCGTGGATTTGCTTGTGGGATTTAAAAACCATACTTTCCTTGTAGAGATCAAAACCACATCTAAAAAGAAATTAACAAAGCTACAAGCTGACTTTTTTGAGAATTGGGCTGGAGGTACGCTTTGCCGCATTGACAGCCCAGAAGCCGCATTACGCATGATTGGAGTTTTAAAATGTTTAGAGAAGTAACAGAAGCTGTACTAGCCTTTTTGACAATTGCCGCATTGATGGTGGTCGCCACCATGACGATCATTTGGTTTGAAATGGGAGGTTATCTATGACAGACAAGCTCAAAGTGATATTTGCTGAGGGTTGTTTTGACGACTTTGATGGCACTCAAGAGGAGTTAGCTGAGTTCATCGCTGACATACAGAACATGGCAAACAACGGAACCCTTATGCATGGTGCTGTAGAACTTAAGGAAGACGAGTCAGAGGCGCTACACAATTTACTTAAGTCAAGGGAGATCAGGCAATGAGTGAACTTAACATTTGGGAAAAAGCCATGGGCTGGCGCAAAAGACAAATGGTTCATGCGCAGGTCGACAACGAGATTACGCGCAAGATTCGCAACGAAGCTATTGAAGAAGTCGCAAAAGAAATAGAAAAAATGACTGTGTTTGGTAAAGATACATTAGACAGTTTTACTATAGTTATTAGAAATTTGAAAACAAAAGAATGAACGAGAAGCAACCACTGCACAAGCTCAGACTGTGCGCAAAGTGTGAAGAGAAGCGCCCACCAGAAGGCGGTGTAGAAATGTCCCCACGCAGGTGGATATGTCAGTCATGTTGGCATAAAAGAGATCGCAAATGAATCCAGAAGACAAAGCAGAATCAATCAGGCAGAAGTCACCCCTATACGGTGCGGCCTACGGTCAAAGGGTGTACCTCGAAGAGTTTCGTAAGTCCTTGAAGGCTTTGCTCATGAAAGACGCACTCGCCATGGGGATCGAGGCGGCAAACGCTCAGGAGAGAGAAGCCTACGCTGACCCACAGTACAAGGAACTCCTGAAGGGATTGGCTGTTGCGACCGAGAACGAGATCACTCTCAAATGGCAGATCGAGGCTGACCGTTTGGACATAGAAATATGGCGAACCAGACAGGCAAACGAGCGCATGCAAGTGAAAGCCCACGAATGAAATGCCCTGTATGCAACACATGGACAATCGTCAAAGACACTAGAACCCTCAAAAACAACACCAAACGCAGGCGAATCGAGTGCGCAAATATGCACAGGTTTTCCACACTGGAGACAATCATTGTTTCAAAAGCACAAGTACATAAGAAGCAAAAAGCTCCTCCAGCTAGTAAGTGAACTTGACTGCCAAATGTGCGGAAGAGGGGGTGGTTGCCAAGCCGCTCACACAAACTGGGGTGGGCATAAAGGAAGAGGCGTAAAGGCTGACGACAACCTCGTTGCGGCGCTGTGTCAAATGTGCCACCACGAAATTGATCAGGGTGCTAAACTATCAAGACAGGAACGCCAAGAAATGTGGCAATCCGCACACGATAAGACTGTCTCATCGCTTGTGGACTCGGGTAGATGGCCTCCAGATGTACCCATACCAAAAGGATAACTTTATGACTACCGAATTAGAAAAACCGAAACAAGAAAAGAAACTCAAGAGGGGTGGGGCTAGAGAAGGCGCAGGAAGACCCCAATTCGTGCCTACAGTCGCTGAACGACAGCTAGTGGCTACCCTATCAGGGAGAGGTCTTCCGCAAGACCAGATAGCGATCCTAGTGCGGACTGGGATACACATCGACACGCTTAGAACGCACTTCCAAAAAGAACTACTTGGTGGGAAGGCAAACGCTAACTCCAAGATTGGTGGGGCGTTATTCGACAAGGCGTTAGATGGAGACACGACTGCAATGATCTGGTGGACAAAGAGCCAGATGCGCTGGGCTGAGACTCAGAAAGTTGAGCACTCAGGGATTGATGGTGCTCCGATCACAATTGCGGCTGTCAACCTTAAAGGGCTGAACGACCAAGAACTCGAGCAGATGCAACAACTCCTACAGAAGACGGTGGTAGAAGAATGAGTCCAGAACAATTACCCTCACTGCCAAACCCTGCCATTTATGGTGGGGCTGACTTGCAGTACACATCAGACCAGATGTACAGCTACGCCATGCAATGCATCAAGGATGCCATGGCTAAGGTAGCGCCTCTCATGCAGGATGCTCTGGAGAGCAGTGCTGAGAAGGGTGCAAAGATGGAGCGGAGTGCTTGCGCTGTGCTGTGCGCAGAACTAGCCACGCAATGGCAGGCTATGGGCAAGATGGAGGGGGTCAACCAAGAGAGGGTCAGAAGCTCGATGGAGGTAGCACAGTTACTGGAGTCCGCGATCAGGAACAGGGGCGAGTGAGGTGAACGCTCCAATTGCGCCAGCGGTGATGCTGGAGATGATCACGAAGGAGAAGCTCAGGCGCAAGGCTTCGGCAAGTTTGTATGAGTTTGTGAAGCAGAGTTGGCATGTGGTGGAACCCGGCATCCCTTTTGTCCCAAGCTGGCACATCGAACAAATCTGCGAACACCTCGAAGCCGTCACCGCTGGCGAGATCACACGCCTTTTGATCAACATTCCCCCTCGGCACTCCAAGTCGACCATCGTGTCGGTGATGTGGCCCATGTGGGAGTGGCTTACCACGCCACAGCAGAAGTTCCTTTGCGCCAGCTACTCAGGCAACCTGTCAATCAGGGACAACTTAAAGGCTCGTCGCCTGATCCAGTCCCCTTGGTATCAGGACAGGTGGGGACACATGTTCGAGCTTGCGGGTGACCAGAACGCCAAGCAACGATTTGAGAACGACAAGACTGGTTATCGCTTAGCTACCTCTGTTGGTGGCACAGCTACTGGTGAGGGTGGCTCACGCCTGATCCTTGACGACCCCCATGGTGCTCAGGACGCGCAGTCTGATGCCATGCGAGAGTCAGCCCTCGAGTGGTTTGACATGGTCTGGTCTACGCGACTAAACAACCCTAAGTCAGATGCCATGGTCACCATCATGCAACGCCTGCACGAAAGGGACATTTCTGGTCACATCATCGAAGACATCAAGGGATGGGAGCACATCTGTATCCCTGCTGAGTGGGATGGGATCAAGCGCAAGACCATTTTAGGCAACTATGACCCACGCACGAAGATGGGCGAGTTGATCTGCCCTGAGCGCTTTGGCGAGGAAGAGGTAACCAAGCTTAAGCAGTTGCTTGGCGTGTACGGAACCAGTGGACAACTACAGCAAAACCCTAGCCCTATCGAGGGTGGTATCCTGAAGACCAAGAACTTCCAGTTGTGGCCTGCTGACTCTGGCCTTCCACAGTTCGAGTACATCCTGCAAAGCTATGACACCGCATTCACTGAGAAGACCACAGGCGACCCCACAGCGTGCACGGTCTACGCTGTGTTTACCCAGAAGGGTGTACGCAATGTGATGCTGGTCGACGCATGGGATGAGCACTTGAGCTACCCTGATTTGCGGGCACGAGTCATCAAAGACTGGGGGACTGAGTACGGCGATGGGGGCAAGACCAAGGACAACCCTTACGCTAGGTCTAGAAAGCCTGACAGGATCATTGTTGAGGCTAAGGCAAGTGGGCAGTCATTATTGCAAGATTTGCGCTTGGCTAAAGTACCAGCCATTGGCTATAATCCGTCAAACGCTGACAAGGTATCCCGTGCGCACCAAGCCGCTCCGACATTAGAGCTTGGTATTTTGTGGATTCCAGAGTCGCGCAAGAATCGTGGTCACCCTGTAAGTTGGGCACAAGCATTCATGAAACAGCTTGAGAAGTTCCCTGTCGCTGAGCATGACGACTATGTCGACACATTCACGCAGGCAATTATCTACCTCAAGAATGATGGATGGTTTGAGCTACCGCAGGCTAAGGATCATGATGAGCCGAAACTGAAACAACGAGAGCGCGTAAACCCTTACGCCGTTTGATGGAGCGCACATGGAGTTATTTGCTTGGAACGCAGTCACGACAGTCCTCTTAGCCCTGTTAGGCTGGGCAGTAAAGTCTAAGGACGCAGAGCTTGCGGCTACTAAGGAAGAGCTGGCGCGGGTGACCATCCTCATCAATCGCACGAGGGAAGAGGTCGCCAAAGAGTATGTGACCAAGTCAGACCTGCACTTAGACATCAATCGAGTTTTAGACAGGCTTGACCGACTAGACAACAAGTTGGATACTTTCATAAAGGAGCACCGCAATGGCTAGTAAAAAACCTATCTGGGACAAAGCACGACCTAAATCACTAGGTGAGAGCAAGTCCATGTCTCCTGCCAAAGTTGCATCAGCTAAGAGAATGGCTGAGAGCGCAGGCAGACCTTACCCTAACATGGTGGATAACATCAGGGCGGCTAAGAAGAAATGAAAAAGTCTGAGATGGACTGCAACAGTCCCAAGCGTACACCTGACCACCCAAAGAAGTCACACATTGTGAAGGCTTGCTTTGATGGCAAAGAGAAGGTAATCCGCTTTGGGGAGCAGGGCGCAAAGACAGCAGGTAAGCCAAAGGCAGGCGAGTCTAGTGCAACGACTGCAAAGCGTGATAGCTTTAAGGCTAGGCACGCAAAGAACATCGCCAAGGGCAAGGAGTCTGCGGCGTACTGGGCTGACAAAGTTAAGTGGTGATGTATGGCTGAGAACGAACGCGCCAGCTTTGGCTTCTTTCCGCAACTGAGGAGGAACCGCACGGTTCAAGACCCAGAGGCGGCAAAGAACGCACCACTGGCGGCGTTGCGTGGGTTTGTGTCGGGGGTTGCAGGCGCGCCCGGTGATCTTGAGTCCCTCGCCTACATGCCCTACGACTACCTCCGCGCTCCCAAGCCTAGCGAGTTAGTCACAGGCGAGAAGAAGACCAAGACCTTCTTTCCGACCTCCGAAGAGATCGAGAAGCGAATCCCTTTCCGTGGCGAGTCCCCTGTCGAGAAAGCATTTGCTGGCGCTGGTCAACTTGCTGGTGGCTTTTACTACGGTGCTGGCTCACCCCTTCGCGTGCTGGCTGAGTCTCCTCAGATTCTTAAGAAGGCAGGGACAGACTTTGCGCGGTCAATTGCGCCTGTCAATGTGATTAAACCACTAGACGGTAATTGGGTTGTCGAGCCAAAGATGAACAACCTGTACAGTCGTGCTGGTTACAAACCTGATCTAAAAGAAACGCTGGCTGAGCTTCAAGCGCGATACACGCCAGAGGTAATGGCAAATCTTGATCCTGCTGTTCGTAATCATGTTAGTAGATCAATCAAGGAAACTACAGATGCGGTCGCCATGGACAAGTGGCTCGACAGCAACATGAAGAATTACATTAAGAACGAGATGGGCACGGTTGACGATCCTATCCGTTTATCAATAGAAAAGCGCGAAGCTGAAATTTTGGCTAAGTTTGAGAAAGACCAACAGCGTGCACAGCGCATGGCTGGCAGAGCGGAGGCAGAGCCTGACCCGCGCCGAAAAGCTAACATGACACGCCAAGCTCAGCAAATGCTTGATGAAGCAGAGGCAGACAAAGCATTAGCGTTACAGCACACATCTCACTTGCCGCCTGAGATGCAAAACTTTGAAATTATGTGGACACCAGAAGACTTGGCTAGTGTACGCAAGGCAGAAGGTTTTCCTGAAGAAGGAATTGGCAAGACCAAGGCTTCACAGTTGTGGGAGCAAATGGCTGACGAATCTATTTATCCAACCAAAGCTCGTGATATCCAAGAGTATCCAGCGCAAATGCAAAAGCGCAGTGAAGCATATGCAAAACTTGCAGACTTTGAAGCTAAGGTAGATCAAAAACTTCGGGACAAATTTATAACCGCTGGTGTTGACGAAAGTGTTTTGAACAAATATTTAGAAAACACACTTATTACTGAAAAAGCAGATGTGGTTGGTGAAGGAGCGAAAGGTCGGAAACTTTTTAACAGTGTTGGCCCACTTCCAAGCAACCAACATTTTCTTGAACACGCAAGCAACACTAGTCCATGGATTTCAAAACTCGATCCAAACACAAGCGTTTACTCTGGTGATGTTAGTGGCTTGCACTTTGACCATGTCATTGATGTGATCAAAGAAGATTTAGCCGCTGGTCGCCTGAAACCTGAAAAGCTCAATACATTGAGCATAGAGCAGGCAGTGCGCAGAACGGCTGACTACGACTTAGAGCTTGCAAAAAAAATGAATGCTGAGCGTGCATCTTCTCGTGCTAACTTGCCAGTCTACAAAGAGTATCCAGATGAAGGTTTAAAGTGGGTACAGCTCAATCGTCCTAGCGACTTTGCCGCAGAGTCAGAAGCTATGGGCCACTCCGTCCGTGGTTACGAGCCACCTGTTGGTCACCCTGATTGGGTCGAGGGTTCTGGTGATACTGGTAGGTTATCTTATGGCATTGGTGGCTGGGAAGGCATCAAGAGCGGCAAGGCTAAGGTTTACTCTTTGGTTGACTCTAAGGGTCAGCCACATGTCACCATTGAAACTGGCAAGAACCAATACGCGCCACGCCATGAGCAAGTGCTTCAATACATGCCAGCGGCAAAACTAGAAGCCCAGAAGTTGCGAAACGGATACTTTGAAACAGATGTGTACGATATTGCAGTACGCATGGCAAAAGAGAACGCGCCAGATTTCATTAACCAAATTAAAGGCAAACAGAACGCCAAACCTAAAGACGACTATTTGCCATTTGTGCGGGACTTTGTGCGCAGTAACAAATGGGGCGAGGTTAAAGACTTTGACAACACAGGTTTTGATTGGCAAGCAACTGGCCCTAAAGGTATATTTGACCCCCAAGATGTCAAGGCTTTAAATGAAGCTGGTTATGAAGTTCCAAGGTTCCTGACTACGCCTGAGAAAGATGACCTTGTGCGCAAGCTGTATGAGTTACAGACAGGCAAAGACTATGACACAGGTTTGCCTAAGCAACCGCCAGAAGGCATGAAGCGCGGTGGTGCTGTAACTCTGGAAGACCTAGCAATGAATTACTATGTCCCAGACTACAACGAAGACGATTACTACGAGATGCCTATGGCACTTATGCCACCCCAACAGCGCATGAGCAAGGGTGGCCTTACACAATACAAGGAGTGCAACTGCCATGGCTGAACAAGACAGAGCATCGTTTGGGGTATTCCCACAGCTAAAACGCAACCGCACAAGGCAAGACCCTGAAGCGGCTAAGAACATGCCACTCGACTTCTTGCGTGGTCGTGTGGCTGGCACGCTTGGCATGGCTGGTGACATCGAGGGCTTGGCCCGCATGGTCATCCCTAATGTGAGCAATGAGCCTACCCTGCCTAACACTGAGTATTTCCAACAGCGTCTACCCCTGCGCAATGAAGCGCCAGCATCCCGTGGTGCTGAGAACCTTGGTTCTTTGTTTGCATCGCCTGCTGTCCTGCGCACAGCCGCCAACGCGCCAAGCATTCTGCGCCGTGCCGCACAGGATTTTGCACTGGCAGGCTCACCAGTCAATGTTATCAAACCAAAAGGCGGCAACTGGTTTGACAAGAATTTAAAGCAATCAATTGAAAGCCTTAAAAAAGGTGTAATGACTGAGGATCAACTAGCTGACTTTGCATCAAGGCAGAGTCGACCTGTAGTTGACCAGTACATGCAACGCCACAATGCAGATGTTGCAATGAACAATTGGGTAGAAAACACATACCAAAACTATGTGAAGAACGAAATGGCGACACCCGAGGACAGGGTTCGCAAGATGTTTGACCGCCGCACTGAAGATGTCAACAAGCTAGAAGCAAAGTATGACCAAGACATTGAGAAACTTAATAAAAAGCTAGAAAAAGCTGAAGAATTACCACCAAGCGCTGAAAACAATCAGCGCATTGCTTACATCAAGCGCGACATTGAGAACAAAATTGATCAAAAAGAAATTGATGTCAGCACTGCACGCCAAACAATTGGGCATGACAAGGAGTTAGCCAATGAAGCTAACTATTTGGGCAGTGGAACTAGGTTGTCTCGTCAGATGGGTGGCTATCCTGAGCTTGGGATGGCTAAATCTGAGGTTGGTAGGGGATGGGAAAATGTTGCCGACAACCTAATTGCAAAGAAAAGAGCTGGGACTATTGCCCCTAGCCCTGAATACACAAATCGCTACCCATGGTTTGATAAAGTCGACCCAGATACCATGATTTATAAGACTCAGGGTGACTTTAACAAGTACACAGGCATGGATCATGTCATGGACATCCTGCGCCAAGACCTGCGTTCTGGTGCTTTAACTCCTGAAAAACTAAGCAAAATTACTGTTGACCAAGCTATCGAGCGTGCCGCTGACTTTGACCGTGCGGCGGCTAAGAAGATGCGTGAAGCTGTTGTTAAGAACACTGAAGGCTTCCCAGTCCACAAGGAGTACCCAGAGGGCTATAAGTGGATTGAGCTGGCTCCAATTAAAACATTGCCAGAAGGTTACAGGCTTGAACCCAATAAAGGTTGGAACAAAGGCGATTATCCATACAAAGTAATTAACCCTGAAGGTAAAGAGTTGTTTGGCGCTACCAGCGAAGCCAATGCCGCAAAAACTTTAGTAGTTAACACAAAACGCCTTGAAGAAGCTCTCAAGTATGAAGGCGACACCATGGGCCACTGCGTTGGTGGCTACTGCCCTGATGTTTTGGAAGGTAGGACACGAATCTTTAGCTTGCGCGATAAGCGTGGTGAGCCTCATGTAACTGTTGAGGTTACGCCAAGACCAATTGACAGTTGGAAAAAATTAAAAGAAGTAGTTGGCCCAGAAAAGGGAGAGCAATTGTTTGGGGAGTTCAGCCAGTTGCCCGGCATTGATGCTGGAAATGCTATTCAAAAGTTTCAAGAATTTATTTCCAGCAAAGGAATTAAATCTCCTGAAATCATCAACCAAATCAAAGGCAAGCAGAACCTGCGTCCTATTGAAAAGTATGACCCTTACACACAAGACTTTGTTAAAAGCGGTAAATTCTCTGATGTCAGAGACTTGGAAAACACTGGTCTGTTTAAAGCAGACCCTAACGAACTAGGCATGTATTTGCCTAGTGCTGAAGACATCAGAGACTTGCCTATCAAGCGATCTGACTTGTTCTTGCGTGCTAAACAAGCAGGTTTGTTTCCTGAAGGTCAACAGTATCTAAACCGCAGTGAGTGGGAAGACATCCTGCGCAAGCAATACCTATCTGAGCAATCAGCAGAAGCCGCACGCAAAACGCAGATGGGCACGCCACCAACAGAAGGCGACATTAAAGGCTTACTGGATGGCTTAGAGCCAGAGATGGCTCGTGGTGGCCCTGTGCACTTGAGCAAGGGAACCAAAGCCGCTGAGATCGTGGAAGCCACCGCAGAGGGCATCGCTAACCTGTTTGCTAAGTATTCAGGCAAAGCTCCCAAAGAAGCTAAAGAAGCCATGCCACTGGTGCTTCCAAGAGCCGCGCCAAAGACCTCGCAAGAGATCAACGAGATAGCTGAGCGAGTAGCACGCCAGATGATTGGTGAGCATGTCACGCCACAGGGCAAGACAGTTAACTTAGCAGGACGCTCCAAGAAGGAAGCTGAGCGCGTCAAGCAACTCCAGTTTCAGCTTACGCCTACGGGCACGGTGGCGCAGGCGAAGGTGAACAATCCGCAGATTGGGGATGTGAATGTGGCGTTCCCGGGCGACCAGACGATTAGCGACACCATCCTCGACACCCTCCAAGGCGAGACTATCAACTCCCTCCAGCAAGGCGGCGCTAAGTACGGACTAGGTCAGCGCCACCTGATTGACCCTGAGTTCTGGAAGTCCAACATTGGCCCAGCCCAAGGCATCCAAGGTCGCATCGATGACCTCTACGCCAAGTACATGCCTGAGCGCATGGTGGGTGAGCACCTAGCGATGGGGCCAATGTCTAACAACTTTGCCATGCACTTTGCGGACGCTAACCTCAAGGCGCTGGACTGGTCAAAGCTCAAGCCAAGAGATGTCGCGATCTTTGACAGCCACATTGCGGATGGCTATGTGATCAAGAAGAAGAACAAGACGACAGGTGAAGTCACAACTAAGCATGTGAAGTTCCCAGACTGGCCCGGGCTTGCCTCCCCTGACCTCGCCTTCGAAGCCATGCAAAAGAACCCAGAAATGCGCAAGTGGTTTAACAACCGCATGAAGACCCCTGACCTCACTCAACCCCTTGGCTTACCCAATGGGCGTGACATCGAGTACGCGATATCCGAGCCTGCCATCCGCAACCTCGAGATCAACATGACTGGTCTGAACACTGGCATTCTCAAGCCTAACGCGCCTGTCGAGCCTTTAGGTAATATCCACAACACCTACACCCACCGTATTTTGGGTGAGGCGATTGGCCCTCGTGAGGTGCTGTCACCATTTACCATGTCATACCCTGACGCGACTGCACATGTCTTGAGGACTCAAAGCCCTTCTGACTTTACAGGCACGATCCAGAAGGTGTTCCCCCACCAAGTAGTTGACCAACAATACCTAGACGAGATGGGTAAGTACCAAGATCGAGTCAAACAAATCGTTGGCTACCAAAAAGGTGGCGCGGTCAAGAAGTTTCAAGCTGGTGGCAAAGCTAAGGTAGCTAAAGAAGCGGTGATGTCATTGGCTGACCTATTCGAGTCTTACTATCCCAAAGCCGCTAAAAAGACTGTCATTGAGACTATTGAAGCGCCAGCCGTTGTAATCCCTAAAGGGATCAGCAGGGTTAAGGAAGCAGTACGCACAGCCAAAGGTAACTATGGTGCAAAGCGTGTGGAGCGTGCGGCTGACGAGATTGCTAACCTTGAAAAGATGTACACAGACGAGGCGCTACGCCAAGCATTCTCTGGTGACAACGCTAAAGCCATGATGACCATGAACCCAGCGGACTTTGAGAACTACGCCGCTCGATTGCATTACAAGAGCAGTGTTGGCCCTAATGCGGCAAAGTTAGCCAGCCAAGGCGACCTTTCAAAACACACAATGTCCACTGAGGACTACCTCAAGTACCTGCGGACTTTGCCTGAAGGTTTTGATCAAGTGCCCTACCTGCAAATTAGCAAGCAAGAGACTGGCTTGCCTTTAATGCCTTACATCACAGGGCATGAAGGTCGCCACCGTAGCCGAGCGCTTGCTGGCGCTGGTCAGCAAAAAAGCCTTGTGCAGTTGATGCCAAACTATGAGTTGCGTGAGCCATTGCCTAGACGCTCACAAGAGGAATACATTGAAGCGCTTAAAGAAGAGATGGCTATGACTGGCAACAAAGTCAAGCCTGAGAAATACTTTGACGACTCTTTGCCTAAAAACCTGTTGATTGAGCGCCCACCGATAGACTTGCCTGACTTCTATGCTAAGGGTGGTGCTGTCGAGTACAATCCAAAGGAAATCGACACAATAGCGGCATCGCTATATGAGGAACTGTATGGCTGAACAAAACAAAGACCTAACGATCCCTGAAGATAAAGGCGAAACTGTTGAAGTCGATGAGGACTTTTCAGAGGTAGAAGATACCGAAGATGGTGGTGCGATCATTCGTGAGAAAGAGAACAACGAAGACGCACAAAAGAACCAAGCCCACTTTGCAAACATTGTCGACGATGTAGACCAGTCTATGCTGGTCGAGGCGACTACGGACTTGCTCGAGAAGATCGACAAGGACAAGGAAGCACGAGAGAAGCGGGACAAGCAGTACGAAGAGGGACTGCGTAGGACAGGTCTGGGCGATGATGCCCCCGGGGGTGCTCAGTTCACAGGCGCAAACAAAGTCGTCCACCCCATGCTTATCGAAGCCTGCGTGGACTTCTCCGCTCGAGTCATGAAGGAGATTTTCCCTCCAAGTGGCCCAGTCAAAAGCAAGATTCAAGGCGAGAAAAACAAAGAGAAGGTCGACAAGGCAGAGCGCAAAGTTGCCTTCATGAACTGGCAGACCACTGAGCAAATGACAGAGTTCCGTGGCGAACTCGAGCAACTCAGCACCCAGCTCCCATTAGGTGGTGGTCAGTACCTCAAGATGATGTGGAACCCACAGCACCGCAGACCAGCGGCTGAGTTCATCCCCATCGACGATGTTTACCTGCCATTTGCCGCGACTAACTTCTACAGCGCTGAGCGCAAGACCCATGTCCAGTATGTAACCAAGATGGAATACATGCGCAGGGTCAAGTCTGGCATGTACCGCGATGTCGATGTTGGCGTGGCTGATGAGCCTGAGTACAGCAAGTCAACCCAAGCTAACGACAAGATTGAAGGTCGCAAGGAGTCCTCCTACAACGAGGATGGCCTGCGCACAATCTTTGAGATTTACACCTACCTAGACTTTGGTGATGGCGATGAGCCTTACATCCTGAGCGTGGACAAGTCAAGTGGGCTGGCGCTGTCGCTGTACCGTAACTGGGAAGCAGACGACGAGTACCGCAAAGAGCTAGACTGGATTGTGGAGTTTGGGTTCGTGCCATGGCGTGGTGCATACCCGATTGGCCTCACGCACATGATTGGTGGCTTGAGTGGTGCGGCTACGGGTGCTTTGAGGGCGCTGATGGATAGTGCGCACATTCAGAACATTCCGACACTGCTCAAGCTCAAGGGTGGCCCCGGCGGTCAGACCATCAACCTCCAGCCCACCGAAGTCGTGGAGATGGAAGGCGGCGCACTCGTGGACGATGTCCGCAAGATTGCCATGCCAATGCCCTTCAACCCACCCTCCGCTGTGCTCTTCCAGTTGCTTGGCTTCTTGGTGGACGCAGGCAAGGGCGTTGTCCAGACCTCCTTTGAGAAGCTGAGCGACCAGAACCCTAACGCCCCTGTGGGCACAACCCTCGCCCTCATTGAGCAGGGTATGGTGGTGTTCTCATCTATTCACTCACGCCTACACTCATCGATGGCGCGTGTGTTTAAGATATTGCACCGCATCAATTCTGCCTACCTGACAGACGAAGATGTAGAGGCGCTCGAGGCTGGTTTGGATATTGAGCCTTCTGACTTTGATGGCCCAATGGATGTCATCCCTGTCAGCGATCCAGCGATCTTTAGTGAAGCACAACGATTCGCACAGATTCAGGCGATCATGCAGAGGGCGGCAGTGATGCCTCAGATGTATGACCAGCGTAATGTGGAGAAGATGTTCCTGCGCAATCTGAAGATTAGTGCGGATGAGGTGTTGCAGGCGCAACCCGGGTCTGAGGACATCGACCCCGTCAGCGAGAATGTCGCCGCCACTATGGGTCGCCCAGTCTTTGTGATCCCTAAGCAAGACCACATGGCTCACCTCAAGACCCACCTCGCGTTCTTGAAGTCGCCCCTGTTTGGTAGCAACCCAGTGATTGCACGGACATTCATGTACCCCATTGCCACGCACCTGCGTGACCACTTGCTGAACTACTACCTTGTAGAAGCTCACAACGCTGTGGACATGGCTCAACGCGAAGACTTAATTCAAGAAGATGCAGACGAGCAGGTCGCAGTGATCTTGCAAGTCCAGCAGTTTATTGAACAACAACTTGGTGCGTTTGGTCAGGAGTTGGCACAGATCGACCAAGTGGCTCAGCAGTTCAAGCCACAGCCACCAATGCCACCAGACAAGTCCATGGAGATTGCGCAGATGAACGCGCAACTGCAAGGTCAGGCAATGCAACAGCGTGCTCAGATCGATCAGGCGAAACTGCAACTTGAACAGCAGAAACTTCAGATTGAAGCTCAGACAGATGCGCAGAAGAATCAGGAAGACATGCAGAAGGAGCAGATGCGCCAGATGTCAGAGAACGAACGCTTACTGGTGGAATTGCAAGCCAGAGAGCGCATGAACACTGCGGACAACGACACAGCGATGAGGCTTGCGGCAACGGAGCTGGCGACTGGGGAGAAGTTTGCGGTGAGTACGGGCACGGGGATTAACCCCGGGGCGCGTTAATTATTTGTAACCCAACTTAGGAGACTCACATGTCCGATACCCCAAAAACTGGCACAGTTCCCATGACTGGCGCATTCGTCAAACAACACCACCGCATGGCGGCTGGCGAGAAGCTCAACGGTCAAACCGTTCCTAGCGCACCCTCTACGCCCAAGACTCCAGCGTGAATTTTCCTGAGCAACTGCTCAACCGCCTCAAGTCCGACCAGCAGAAGTTTGCGCTGGATGCTTTGAAGCGCCCCCAAGAACGCAATACCTTCGAGTACGGGTATCGTGTCGGAGTCGTAGCAGGCTACGAAGCCGCCGTAAATGTACTGTTATCACTACTTGACGAGGAGAAAAATAGTGACAATGACTTATGAGAACGCACTGGCAGAGGCTTTTCCAGCAGTAGAAGCTGGCATTCAGCCTTTTGGAAGCCGTGTTCTGATCCAAATCCGTACCCCTATGCAAAAGTCAGCAGGTGGCATCATCATCGACACAGGTTCTCGTGACACTGAAAAGTGGAACACACAGGTTGGAAAGGTCATCGCAATTGGCCCCCTCGCCTTTAAGAACCGAGACACGATGGCAAGTTGGCCTGAAGGTGCATGGTGCAATGACGGAGATTTTGTTCGTGTCGCAAAGTATGGCGGTGACCGCTGGGAAGTAGAACTACCCACTGGTGAAAAAGCCTTATTTGTTATTTTTAATGATTTGGACATTATTGGTCGCGTTCAAGGCGATCCACTAGCTGTTCGAGCATTCATCTGAAAGGAGATGATCCATGGCTGAAGTAATGAAAGAAACAGACGAGCGTCCTGAAAGTGAAATAGAAGAGATAGTTATCGTCGAAGAGAAGCCTGTAGAGGAAGATGATGACGATAGCGGTGACGACAGAGTTGCCAAACAAGACGAAGATGATGGCAATGACACAGAGCGAGAAGCAATCCGAGAGCGCAGACGACTTGAAAAACTCGAGCGCAAAGAACGCCGAGACAAAGCCATTACCCGCGACAAAGTGGAGTTGGACTTCCTCCGTAAACGCAATGATGAACTTGAGCGCAGAATGTCTGCTCAAGAACAGCGAGCCTTCCAAAGCGACTTAGGTCAAATTGATGCTCAGATTGCTAGAGCGGCTAACGAAGCTCAAATGGCTGATCGAGTTATCGCTAAAGCAGTAGAGGTTGGTAACGGTGAAGATGTGGCTAAGGCTATGCGTTACCGCGACGAAGCTCTTGCCAAGGTTAACCAACTAAACTACCACAAACAACAAGCTACACAGCGCCCTCCCCAAGCTCCACAGGCTATGGATGACAGGGCAATGATGCACGCCAAAGAGTTTTTGGAAGAGAACAAGTGGTACGACCCCCAAGGTGGCGACGAGAAATCAGCTATTGTTTTAGCGATTGACCAAGCCATGAACAAGGAAGGTCACGATCCTAGAAGTGAAGACTACTGGGATGAGTTACGGGCACGAGTTGCACGCCGCTTGCCAGAGCAATTTGGCAAAGCGCCAAAGGCAGATCGCGAAGAGCGTGTTGCCCGAGGTGGCCCCACTGTGGGTTCAGGTCGTGAGCATGCGCCATCATCTACCCGTAAAACAGAAGTTTATGTCAGCCCAGATCGCAAGCAAGCGTTGATTGATGCAGGCGTTTGGGATGATCCAGTGTTGCGCACAAAGTATGTGAAGCGATACCAAGAGTATGATCGATTAAACAAATCTTGATTTATTTGCAAATTAACAAATAAGTCGTATAATTTTCTCAATCGCTGAAAGGAGCGAGTAATGACCGACGAACGAATGAAGAAATCCGCTGGAGAAAATCGCGTGGGGCGTGCGATGACAGATCGCGCCGTAACGGAAAATCGCGAGGTGACCGAGAATGAGCGGATTGAGATGTTCCGTCAGCAGTTTTTTCAGTCTTCACTGCCTGATCTGCCAAGAATCCCCGGCTGGCACTGTTGCTGGCTGACCACGACTAACCCTCGTGACTCTATACAAATGCGCATCCGTCTTGGATATGAGCCGCTGAAGCCCGAGGACATCCCGGGCTGGGAATACGCGACCCTCAAGACTGGCGATTGGTCTGGATTCATCGGGGTGAACGAGATGCTTGCTTTTAAGCTCCCCATGTCGCTTTATGAGGCGTACATGAAGGAAGCGCACCACGATGCGCCACTGCGTGAGGAAGAGAAATTGACCGACACCGCAGAATTCCTCGAGCAACAAGCCCGTGCATCTAAGTCGAAGCTGTCTGTGGGAGATGGCAATCTGGAAATAGGACAACAGCGGGAAGCTCTTTTTGATCTTTCCTGACGAAACCTTTTAATCCATTAGGAGCAATATGTCATCGACTAGCGCACCCTTTGGCTTTCGTGCTTCTTTCCACAACAGTGGTCAGATGCGCCCAAAAGCCTATGTAATCGCGAGCGCATATGCGGCTAACATTTTTAGCGGTGATCCCGTTAAGTTAACCGACAACGGCGTTATTCAACTTGGTACTTCGGACGGTACTCGTTCTGGTACGACAGACGGCATCTCTTTGCTGGGCATCTTCGCAGGTGTACAGTATTTGGACGCTTCTGGTAAACCAACGATCTCTCCTTTCTGGCCTTCTGGCACGACTGGTACAGAGATCACTGCATGGGTCTATGATGATCCTGAAACACTGTTTGATGTTCAGTACAACAACCCCTCCGCTGGCACAACCGTTCAAACGGCTGTTGGTGAAGAGTGTGATTGGACTGTGGCATCGCCCGGTGGCTCCACCCAAACAGGTTTGTCTAACACCTACCTGACCGCCATTCAAGCCACTTCTGGTCAATTCCAGATTACTGGCTTTGGATATGAAATCAACGACTCCCTCACTGACGCTTATGTTGTTGTGACTGTTCGTATCAACGAACACCACTACAAAGCCGCAGTGAACTCGGTATAAGGAGGGCTAAATTATGGCTACCCCAATGCGTAGTACGGACTTTCGATCCGTTGTTGAGCCAATCCTGAACGAAGTCTTTGACGGAGTTTACAATCAGCGTGCTGATGAATGGAAGATGGTTTTCCGTGAGCAAAAAGGCATTCCTCGTAACTACCACGAAGAACCCGTCTTGTACGGTTTCGGCGCGGCTCCCGAGTTGCCTGATGGCATGGCAGTAAGCTACCAATCTGGTGGCGTATTGTTCTTGCAACGCTACCTCTACAAAGTCTACGGTTTGGCATTCAGCTTGACCAAAGTCTTGGTTGAGGACGGTGATCACATCCGTATCGGTCAGACCTATGCCAAGCACTTGGCACAGTCACTGATTGAGACTAAGGAAACCCTTGGCGCTAACATTTTGAACCGTGCATTTAACGGCTCATATGTTGGTGGTGATGGCGTATCTTTGGTTAACACGGCTCACCCAATCGTGAATGGCACTTTCAGTAACCAGCTTACTACTGCCGCCGCTCTTTCACAAACTTCTCTTGAGCAGTTGCTCATTCAGATTCGTAACGCTGTTGACAACAACGGCAAGCGTATCCGCTTGACTCCTACCAAGATTGTGTCTGGCCCATCTAATGTGTTCCAAGCCGAAGTTCTGTTGAAGAGTGTGTTGCGTACAGGCACTGCTGACAACGACATCAACCCTGTTAAGTCCATGGGCTTGCTGGCTGATGGTCAAGCTAACTTGTCTCGTATCACATCAACCACTGCATGGTGGATTGAGACTGATGCACCAGAAGGCTTGAAGTTGTTGATGCGCCGTGGTTTGGAAAAGTCTATGGAAGGCGACTTCGAGACTGATTCAATGCGTTACAAAGCCACCGAGCGTTATACTTTCGGTTGGACTGATCCTCGCGGTATTTATGGTACAGCGGGCGTTTGATCTTTAACTAAAGTATCAAGTGAACACTCTCCGCAAGGGGGGTGTTTGCTGGGCACATTTAATCCACGCGCAACAGACGGCACGCCCTTGCCGACGACATGCAGACGGTTGCGCAACACTTGCATGTAAGGAACTATCATGGCATCAACCACCTTCTCTGGCCCAGTTACATCCACCAATGGCTTTATTGGCGCTGTCACGGGCAACATCACGGGCAACATCACAGGTAATGTGACTGGCAACATCACTGGCGATGTATTCGCCTCTAACCAAGCTCTCTCTGGCGCTGGCGCAGTTAACATCACTGATATGTTGACTAGCTTGACAACCACAGGCGCTTCACAAGCATTGACATTGGCTAACGGTACTGTTGGTCAAATCAAGATCATCAGCCATGTGGTCGATGGCGGTTCAGCCGTATTGACACCCACAACCAAAATCGGTTTTACAACAATCACTTTCACCGCTGTTGGTGATAGCGCCATGTTGATCTACACCGTTTCAGGTTGGGACATCATTGCCCTGAATGGCGCTGTTGCCGCTTAATTGAGAGGGGTTCGCCCCTTTCATTTTTAACTTCAGGAGATTTATATGGCTGATGCTGTAGCTTCGCAAACGATCCTCGATGGCGAGAGATTGTTTATTGCTAAATTTACAAATATCTCTGATGGCACTGGTGAGACTGGTGTAATTAAGATCGATGTTTCTACATTGCGTTCCAATGCTTCTGGCAATGCTTGTAATGGTGTAAAGCTGAACAAGATTTTTGCAACGACACATGGCATGGAAGTGCGCATTCTTTGGGATGCCACAACGGATGTGTTTGCATGGATGATTCCTCAGAACTCAAACTATCTGATGGACTTGTCATCTTTTGGTGGTATTCCAAACAACGCAGGCGCTGGTGTAACTGGTGATGTGCTGTTTACTACCGCAGATGCTTCAGCAGGTGATATGTACTGTGTTGTTCTTGAATGCATCAAGACATACGCTAACCCACAAGGATAAATCATGGCAAAAATGAAATATGTCAAGGACTTTGACTTCAATGAGAAGGCTTGCAACTACGAGAGTGGTGGCCCTGCCATGAAGATGGCTAAGGGTGGCTATGCTAAAGGTGGCATGAAAGAAGCCAAGACAGGCGAGATGTACGCTAGTCGTAAGGAAATGGCTAAGCACGAGAAGACTGAGTCACCTCGCATGCAAAAAGAAGAGATGATGAAGTCACAGACCGTGAAGAACATTGGCCCTCGTGGTGGTCAAGGCATGATTCCTCCAGCCCAAAAGGGTTTGGGTATCACTGCTCCTCGCCGCCAGATGCCAGTTGCACCTCGTGAGCCTATGATTGCTCCCTTTAAAAAGGGTGGTAAGGCAATGAAGGCAAAAGTTAATTGTTAAGTTGTTTTTTCTGACTTAATAAACTATAATTTTCGTCAATAAGAGCGTGCTGGATCAGCAAGCATCCTGACTACAATGCGGGGTTAGCATGGCTTTTTCTGGTAATGTGAGCGGCACTACATTTAATGCGCTGAAAGTCGTAGACCACGCTTTCAGGCGCTGTAGACTGCCTGCCCAAGCCATTTCTGGCGAAATGCAGAGCTATGCGCTCGAATCCCTCTACTTGTTTTTGTCAGAATTGGCGAACATTCGTACACCTAGCTGGTGTATTGACTATGTAATCTTGCCAATGTACCAAAATCAGCAGATTGTGACCCTTCCTTTGGGTACTGTTGATGTGCTGAACTTGAATTACCGTCAAATTCAGCAGTTAACTGGTGCGACGACCATCACTTCGACTGCTTACACAGTAAATTTCACGACCACAACCACTGTTGACACGATTGGCATTAAGTGGGGTGCGGCGGCTGTGCCTGTTACCTTCCAAGTTAGTACAAATGGCTCGACTTGGACGACTGTGGGCACGCAAACAGCAACAGCGGTGGCTGGTGAAATTGTTTGGACTGATATTTCAGGTGCTAAGCCTTACCAATACTTCAGGTTCACTTCAACATCGCCGATGACGCTGACGCTAGTCACGCTTGGCAACTTGCCACAAGAGATTCCGCTAGGGGTTCTCAATCGTGATGGGTATGTGAATCAGAGCAACAAGGTGTTCCCGGGCCGTCCAGCGACCTTTTGGTATCAACGCGACCTCCCACGCCCTGTTGTCAACTTGTGGCCCGCCCCCGCAGACTACGCTGAGCTTGCCCAGCTCGTGCTGTGGCGGCATCGCCAGATCATGGACACAGAGAACCTCCAACAAGAGGTGGAAGTGCCTCAGAGATGGCTACAAGCGATTGTGGATGGGCTTGCCGCTAAGGTTGCCGCAGAGACTCCAGCGGTGGATGCGGCGCTGATACCCATGCTTGAGCAGAAGGCGGCGATGAGTGTGCAACGCGCATGGGATGGGGACAATGATGGGTCGTCGATCCAGATTAACCCGGGCATTGGGGTCTACACCAAATGAGCTACTTCTTAGACCCAACAGGCGAAGCGACCTATGGCATTGCGATTTGCGCACGCTGTTCGCGCAAGTTCCTGATGGCAGAGTTGCAGAGCGACCCGAATTACCCCGGCCTCATGGTCTGCGCCGACGATGTCGACGACTACGATCCCTACCGCCTCGCGCCTCGTGCACCTGATAAAATCATATTGCCCTTCAACCGCCCTGACACACCGATTAACACCCGCCCTGCTGGTGTGATACAAGAAGCAGGCGACGAGTTCTTCATCACCGAAGACGGTAATAGCTATTTGGAGTTTTAAATGTCTGATGTCCCAAGTAATCTGATACCGACCCGAATCACGCAGTTACCTGTCGCTCCTGTGGCTGACGAAAACAGCCTGATGATGATCGTCTATCAGGGCAACAACTACCAAATCCGTGTTGGTGATCTGTTAAGCGTTGCAGGCGTGCCCACAAGCACCCAAGTGATTGCAGGCACAGGCATGACTGGTGGTGGTGCGTTAACAGGCAATGTGACCCTGAGCATCGCTAACGGTGGTGTAGGTTTTGTGCAGTTAGCTAACTCAGGCGTAAGTTCTGGTGTTTACGGTAACGCAACTAACATCCCAGTTTTTACCATTGACAACAAAGGTCGAGTAACTGCGGCTACCACAGTGCCTGCAACGATCTCAGGCTATGTGCCTACTAGCACGCAAGTGATTGCTGGTAATGGTTTGACAGGTGGTGGAGCACTGAGTGGCAATGTCACCCTAGCCGCAAGCTACAGCGCTAGTGCACCTCAAGCTGGTTTCCAGACTGGCTCAGCAGGTGTGGCAAATACTGTTGCTCGTAGCGATCACAAACACCCTGCTGTTGACTTGTCTGCTGATGACCAAGTCGACAACATTTTGGGACTAGGAAATGGCGGTACAGCACGGAGCATTGTGCCTGCGGCTGGCGCTATTGTTTGGTCTGGTGCTGACGGTCTGTACATTGGCCCTGTCGGGCTTGCTGGTCAAGTATTAGTGTCTGGTGGTGCTGGAGCGCCTACATGGGGTTCTGCCTTGTTGGTGGTGGATCAGCCTGCCAATGTGGTCTACGCTGGCCCTGCCGCTGGAGCCGCCGCACCTACAGCCTTCCGATCATTGGTTAACGCAGACCTGCCAGCTTCTGGTGTGACTGCTAACACTTATGGCTCGTCTACTGCAATCCCTGTAGTCACGGTCAACTCTAAGGGTGTGATCACAAGCGTCACAACTGCAAGTTTTACGGGTGGTCTGTCTTATCAGGGTTCATGGAATGCATCTACTAACACGCCTACGCTGACTTCTAGCGTTGGTGTAAACGGTTACTACTACATTGTTTCCGTAGCAGGCTCAACCAATTTGAATGGCGTGACTGACTGGCAGGTTGGTGATTGGGCTATCTTTAACGGATCAACTTGGCAGAAGATCGACCAAACTAACTTGGTCAGTTCTGTTAACGGTCAAGTAGGTGTGGTCAGTATTGCTTACGCAGACTTGGCTGGCGCTATTCCTACATGGAACCAGAACACCACAGGCACTGCGGCTGGATTGTCTACGACCCTTGCAATTGGCTCTGGTGGCACTGGACAGACTACAGCTTCTGCGGCGTTTAATGCTTTGTCGCCTATCACCACAACTGGTGACCTGATCCTTGGCAATGGTACTAACAGCGCCACCAGATTAGCGATTGGTGCTAACGGCTATCTGTTGTCGTCTAACGGCACAACTGCCTCATGGCAACCAGCCCCTGCTGGTGGTGTTACTACATTTGCAGGTGGTACTACAGGGTTAACCCCAGCCTCTGCAACCTCTGGAGCAATCTCCTTAGCTGGAACCCTTGTGGTGAGTAACGGTGGAACGGGTGCAACAACCTTGACAGGCTATGTCAAAGGTACTGGCACATCAGCGCTGACAGCCTCTTCGACTATTCCAAACACAGACATTACTGGTTTGGGAACCATGTCCACGCAGAACGCAAACTCTGTGGCGGTGACTGGTGGTGCAATTGACGGTACGACTGTTGGCGCGACAACAGCGGCGACAGTAACAGGCACAACAATTACTGCAAGTACAAAGTTTGTTGGTACTAATTTTGATGCTTCAGGCTCTGGTGGTGGTGCTTTAAGAACTTCAGGTGGTTCAAACTGTTTGCAATGGGGCGGTGGCGGTGGTGTTAACTTGACGCTTGATGGCGCATTTAACATGAATCCTGCTAATGCAACCATTCAGATTTCCCCAACAGGCACAGGCACATTAACGGTTAACCCTGCTACCGCTGGCACGATCAACAATATGGTTATTGGTGGCACAACAGCCGCCGCTATCACGGGTACAACTATCACAGGTACAACTTTTGTTGGCATCAACGGAGGCACATTCTGATGGTAGAAGAACTTATCGACCGCATGTTTAAGGCTCGTAACGCCGCGCATATCAGGCACTGGAAGACAAACAGTTATTCAGAGCACAAAGCGCTAGGTCACTACTACGAAGACCTGATCGACAATTTGGATAAGTATGTCGAAGCCTATCAAGGTGGGTTTGGGCTTTTGGGTGAAATCGAAGGTAGCGTGGAAAACACGACAAAAATGATTCACGACGATATAATTTGGCTAACCGAAAATCGTGAAAAGATAGCCAAGAATGTGCCTGCGCTAGAGAACATCATTGATGAGCTGACAGCGTTGCACATGAAGACTTTGTACAAACTTGAGAATTTGAGGTAACACTATGGCGGCATCAGGCTTTACACCTATCCAGCTTTATCGCACAACAACAGCGGCGGCTGTGCCGTTGGCGGCTGACCTGTTGCCGGGGGAACTTGGCTTCAACATCGCCAACACTGACATGGCTCTGTACGCCGAAAACGCATCAGGCACTGTCACCCGCATCATGAACAACCCTGCTGGCTTAAAGTACCCCACTGCGGATGGCTCAGCAAATCAAGTTATTAAAACTGACGGTGCTGGCAACTTGTCTTTTGTAACTCCTGCTTCGGCTGGCGCTACCAAAGGTCAAGCTATCGCTTTTTCAATCGTTTTTGGTCTGTAAGGAACCACCATGGCGCTTACCCAAAAAATGGTTAAAGAGATGTTTGACTACCGTGCAGACGGTAACTTAATTCGTCGCCATTCAACAATGGGTAATGGTAACCATGCTGGTGCTGTTGTTGGTACGAAACCAACAGGCGCTCGTAATTACAGGTACAGCTCAACTAAAATTCATGGTGAACATTGGTGCGTTCACAAACTGATTTATCTGTATCACCATGGAGTAGTTCCAGATCAATTGGATCACATCAATCGGGACTCGACTGACAACAGAATAGAAAATTTACGACTTGCTAGTTTGTCTGAAAACATCTGCAATCGTAAATTGTTTTCCAATAACACATCTGGCTGTAAAGGTGTTGCTTGGAATAAAATATCAAAAAAATGGCAGTGTTATGTGTCTGTAAATAAAAAGACTAAACATCTTGGTTATTTTGAAGATTTAGAGCTTGCCGACCTTGTTTCAACCGAAGCCCGTGATCTGTATCATGGCAAATACGCGACCCATGCGTGAAGGAGATATATCATCGCAAATCCGAACATAATCAATGTCACCACCCTCACAGGTAACACGACATATCTGACACCAGCTAACACGACAGCTAACACCTTGTTGTCTAACGCCGCATCTTCTGGTCTGGTCTTTAAGATCAACCAGATCGTGTGTGCTAATGTAAATGGTTCCTCTGCTGTAAACGCCACGGTTGCAATCAACAACCTAGCCGCTGGTGCAGGTACAAACTTCCCAATTATCTCTACGATCTCAGTGCCAGCTAGTGCATCTGTGATCGCGGTGGATAAGACAACGGCTGTGTACCTGATGGAAAACTCATCCATTGTGGTGACATCGGGCACATCTAGCGGTATCACTTACACGATCAGCTACGAGTCAATCGCAAGCTGATAGGGGAACAGTATGTCTATAAGACAAATGTTTCCGGGGAGTATTGTTAAGCCGGGGTTCAATCCCTTGATTGCTCCTACGCCTTCGTACACCTATAACTTGTACAGTTGGGGAACCAATGGCTATGGTCAATTAGGTTTAGCCAATACCACCAGCTATTCAAGTGTCAAACAAGTTGGCTCTCTTGCAGATTGGTCAAAAATATCAGGTACTTATTATGGCTGTACCGCAATTAAATCTGACGGAACATTGTGGGCATGGGGTGCTAACTCGGATGGGCAACTTGGTACTGGCAATACAACCGACCGATCAAGTCCAGTGCAAGTTGGTTCTTTAAGCACTTGGTATTTAATTGCAAGTGGTTTTTCTCATGTATTGGCTATTAAAACAGATGGTACGCTATGGTCATGGGGATTAAATAGCACTGGTCAGCTTGGCCTTGGAAACACATCAAGTTACTCCTCCCCTAAGCAAATTGGTGCATTGACTACTTGGGCTTATGTTGGAATTGGTGCTAACAACTCTGTAGCAATTAAATCAGATGGAACTCTATGGACTTGGGGTTTTAATGGAAGTGGCTTTTTGGGTCTTGGTGATACTACCAATAGATCGTCACCTACTCAAGTTGGTTCGTTAACTAATTGGGCTAAAGCAACAATTGGTGCTTGTGCGCTTGCGGTAAAAACAGACGGAACCCTGTGGTCATGGGGTTACAACGCATCTGGACAAATGGGTATTGGAAACTCAACTTATTATTCTTCACCAAAACAAGTTGGAGCTTTAACTAATTGGTTATCGGTTAGTTCTGGATACAACTTTAGTACCTCTATAAAAACCAATGGAACTCTTTGGGCTTGGGGAAATAATAGTTTTGGACAACTAGGTCTTGGCAATACATCTGGTTACAATTCTCCAAAGCAAGTTGGTGCGTTAACTACTTGGTTGTCTTTGGCATCTGGACAATATTTCACAATTACCACAAAAACAGATGGAACTTTGTGGTCTTGGGGTAGAAATAATTTTGGTCAACTAGGTCTTAGTGATACAAGCAATAGATCAAGCCCAAATCAAATTGGTTCTGGTACGACATGGAACCAAATTACAACGGCTAAATATGGCTCTTCATTTGCAACAGCGTACTAGATCATGCCAATAGTTTACCCATACACACAATACTCAGGCATCTGGACAATGCAACAGGTGAATGCCGCTGTTGCGGCTGGGACTTGGCCTACTCAGCCTGTTGCTCGCCTATATGGTTGGGGAAATAATGGA